TAATCACGGCAAAACGAAATGTGATTGATTGCAAAAACGAAATGTATATTCTATTGCAAAAACGAAATGTGATTATTTTTACAATCAACCACATTTCGTTTTCAATCTTCAATCTTCAACCTCCAATCTCCTTCAACTTCACAAACATCGCACCGACTATCTTGCACAACGCACTCGTATAGTCAACACTGTACTTGTCCTTCTTATCGTCATAGCTCACAACCTCGGGCATGTACTCCATCAGCTCCTGGGCTATCATGCCATTGCTCGTCTGGCCGTCATCCTTCCACTCAAAAGTGTGCAACAAACCATCTTGCGTGCCAAACAGCTTCGCAACGAAACTATCGTCTATGCCACGGACGTTCTCCTTCAGACGAGCGTCACTCGACTGGTTCACAGTCTTGAAATTGGCAATGCCACCCTGAGTGATGCCCCAGTTGCCGCCATCAACATCCTCAACAATGTTGATGTAGCTCTCGTTGCTCGAGTCGCCTATCGTCAACACATCGTCCGAAGAAATGTGGTTCAACACGTTCGTACGAAACTCTCCATTGACCCTCACATTGCCGCTGAACCTCGCAGTGCCGCCAACGTCCAACTTGTAGGCCGGACTGCTCACTCCTACACCAACATTGCCGGCAGGAGTAACGGTCATCACGTCTGTCGTGTTGTGACGAAACTTGAACTGCTGACCATATACTATCATCGAATAGACACCGGTACCAGCGCCAGACACACTGCCCATCTGACCGCCCATCACCAAATTGGCGGACATACCACTACCCGCTATGTTTATACGCAAACCACGGTAAGTATCGACACTACCACTCGGAACAGTCACGCTGACACAACCATTCACGTTACCACCGCTGAGAGGCAAATATGAATGGGTGTGGCTCGTCTTGGCATAGCCACTCAACTTCTCTGTAACCCATCCCTTCATCTGCGTCACCAACGTATTCAAACCATCCAAATCTAAAAACCTTCCCATAATAATAAAATTTTATTCAAGTTTACTTTTCCCTTCGGCCAGTGACCGTAGGTTCGCAAGTAAAAAACTTACTCAAAGTCAACAAGTCAACAAGTTATTGGTTGTTCTGGTCATTGACAAATTCTAACAAGAAGAGTAGCAACTTGTTGACTCGTCAACTCGTCAACTCCTTAGAACAACGCATCAATCTCATCATCACTTATCGCCTCCAATACAGGCACCCAACTGTCAACATACAAACCGTTTGTGTCACATTTCAACGGCGCACGCATAGTCTCGTAGCCGGGTTGTGACACCTGCATACGTAGGTCATAATTCAGCTCAATGTTGACCTCACCGCTCTCACCGCCGGTGCCAGTCAATAGCAAACCTTTGCTCACCGTGTGAGTGTGACCGGTGTTGCTGCTGGATATAGTCAGCTTCTTGTTCGTCGCGTCAGGTACAATGGACACATTGTCACCAGCCTCCACCGTCAACACGTCTGCCTTCGCACCAGCCATAATCCTGACACTACCTACCTTCAATGTCGAGAAGGCATTCTGGTTGACCTCGGCACCATCAGCAACTCTATTCAACTTAGTAATCATCGGAGGCGTCATCACACCACTCGTACTGCTGCTCGCAACAGGCAACGAAGCTGTAATCTCACCGGCTGACAACTCACCGCCACTGTTGATATAACCTCCAGCTACTATCAACTTCTGGCTGTAGTCTGCCTGCTTCTCAAACTTGAAACCACTCTCGGGAGTCAAAACCCAATAGCTGTCGCTGCATATCTTGTTCAAACGGTCGGCATTGCCCTTGCCCTTGTCACCAGGATATGCAGTAGAGGACGTCTCGCCAAGAGCAAGACTCGCACTAATCTCTACATAACTGCTGCCACTCCAACGGTACGTCTTGTTGTCATCCTGAGACACGTATATCTTGCCAGACTCACCACTCGCCGGAAAGTCCGACTTGCTCGCATACTCTACAACGTCGTCAACGTAGCTCGGCAACTGTGACGACGGAACCTTGCCGTCACCATCCAACGTCGCAACACCATTCGCACTGCCCTTGTCAGTGATAGGAACATAGTCTCCACTCGCAGTCGAAATCTTACTGTTTACCAACTCCTTGACCTTCTCAGTATATTTCTGGAGGCCATCCAAATCCAAATACTTTGCCATAATCTCAATTTTTAATATTCAATATTCAATATTCAATCTCCAATCTTCAACCTCCGACCTCCCCTCCCCAAGGAGGGGGCGGGCCTTAGAACATACCAACTATCTCATCATCACTAATCGACTCATCAACATCACCACCACCACCACTCAAAGCACGTATCTCACCATCACGGAAATAATACAACGTGTTGCTCGACTCGTCAATATACAACCGGTCTGAAAACGGCAACCAGCCACTATCACTCTGCTCACTGCCGTAACGGGAGGCATCAGACCAGTTCATATACTGCCGCGAATCAGATGACACACCAAGACCTTCGACATAAAGAACAAACCTGCCGCATGTCACGTTCCACATCACTGACACTCCTTCGTCACTGCCCGAGTGCGTAGAACTATTCGGAAGAACGTCTCCGCTGCAGAAACCACCAAACATCACTACATGGTCTCCAACGGACATCACGCTAAGCTTGTCCTCAGCCGACGACATACGCTCACGCAATTCTTCAACCGATGACAACACTCCGCTCAAATCATCTTTCCATGCACTCCAGCTGTTCAAGGGCCACGAACTGCCGTCTGGCAACTTCTCCTCAGTCCAACTAAGGTTGTAAAGCCTGTAAAACTCATGCAACGAATGTTTGTGACTGCCATCAAACTCACCGGAATCGCTGACAACCATATTCGTCAACAAACGCTGAGTAAGGCAATGAAGCATGCTGTCAACAAACACATCAACAACACCTACAACAACGTCAATACCGCCATATACGTCTCTCACCTTCCAACGACCATAAACACTCACGTCGCCGGAACGGACACAGTCCATGAACTCGCCACTCGTGAAGTAACTGCCAAGCTCAGACAAACGCACACTGCGCTCAACAAGTTCCGACAAATCTCTGACAGCATCTCCATTTGACTTGATGGCAACAGCATTTGACTTGATGGCATCACTGTTCAACTTGACAGCCTCGGCAATTTCTGTTATTCTCCCATTAACCATATCAAGGCTGCATAAATTACCCATAAGCAACCATGCAGAATCGCCAGTATTACCCTTTTGCCATGCATACACATTTCCATTCTCAGACTGTGTTGGATCAGATGGATTCCAGATGGCTACGAGTTGTCCGAAACGCAGATATTTACCATTAGTACCGACTGGATTAGCCCCATCTTCAACCATCATGGCATAGCTGGCATATACCTTGTGGATACCCATACCCTCCAAATTCTGTTCTACTTCGGCGATGTATTTCAAGACATCGGATTGGAGTCCGAAGGTATCTTCAGCGCTGATGCCACCTGTTTCTGTAACCAATCTCAGGCGTTCCGCTATCTGCCGTAACTGATAGATTGTTTTCATATGGTCATTAATTATTAAATCCACGGATCGCCTAAAACATCAAATGTAACGTCTATAGGAGCATTAATCGGACCGTCCACTTCTGTACCTCCAGACAACTCCATATAACCTTCGCCGTCCAGAATAAGATAGTGGGGATTGTCACGAGAAGGAGTGTCTCCTCCTGTCATGAACATACTGCTGACTGAGGGATGAAAGGCACCAGAACAAATACGTTTAGTTTCACCCCAGGAGCTTGCGAGACTCTTGGCTTTCACATGGTAGCGGTAGCCTCCGAAGATCTCTTTGACTTCAACTACACCTCCATAGCCGTTAATCCACTTTACTTCAACAGTCTGGAAATCGGTCCTGTTATTTTTGTCTATGAGAAAGGACAACTGACTAAGCATGTCAGGGATTTCCGAATACACATAATCACTGTCTGCCGACGTGTTTACTATTGTGCCGATTGCAGTTTGCCTTGTAGTTCGAATCTGACCGTCTTCAAAACTACGGGGCATGGTCTCTGTCTTTGATATTTTGACATAAGCCTTACCCGTAATTCCCAAATCCAGGTCTGTTACTCCGATTAGTGGTACAAGTCCGATATTCTCGACCCATAGAGAACCGTTCGTGAATTTAGCAACCGTTCCATTATAAGTCACTTCCGGTTTCTTGACGAAATATGTCACATCGGTGTCAACTCCCAGTCCCTGTAGCAACATCTCTATAGCATAACTACTGAAGTCCTGCATAGTCGATAAGTCATCAAGATAGATGGGCTGACCGCCTTCTTTAAACAATACTTTATTCATATTCATATAATTCTATGCTGAACGTGCGCCCAGCGGGTTTGTAACTTTTAAGAATCTTTTTAATAATTACAAGATATTTCCAACGATATTTGTCTTGTTCCTTTGACTCTAAGGATGTGCATAAGAATGACGGTACATGTACTGTGAAATTCACAATACCATTCTTGATGCCATTTCCCATCAGGACAAAGCCACTTCCCTCGTGCAGCCGGTACAGTATATTGGCACGCTGCATTTCATCGTAATAGTAGAATGCTGAAGAATACGTCTCTTCAGGAGTATCTATGTATATCTGACTGTCGGTTAGGAAAAAGGCTGAATTGAGGGCATTCTCCAGGCTAACAACGTTGCAAGTAGTGTCCAGACGGTTTTCAACATCATTCCGCAGACTGACGAAGTCATTATAAAGACGACGCAGCGGGCATGTCAGTACACCCAGAAATGAGACGAGGAACTTACTGCGCAATATTGGAGGTAACAGATGTACCATCAACTTGTATAAATCAATCTTGTACCACATAAGTCAAACTGTTTTCCAGATTATCCGCTATATAGCTGCCACTATTGCCTGTGTAGTTATTACCAGAAAGCAAAGTATAGGACGCATCGCCGTCTGATTTATAGCGGCATTCCTGTAGTTCAACGTCCTGGACACCATCAACAGACTGAATGGCATCTACAAGCTTCGTCTTGTTGAAGGTTCCACCATATAGAATACTCTTCAGGTGTTTGGCAATGGCTTCCTCCACAGGCTTGCTTCCATCCCTTAACGACCCTCCGTCATCATTCAATACCAGTGGGTCGATTGTAACGGATGCCTTCAGCAGCAAGTGGTCGCTCGGATTGCTCATAATATTCAGGATAACACCTGCCACCTTTACTCTGTTCATATACTGTTTGAACACCGTTAAAACATCGTTTGAAAGGGCTACGGGATTGCCGCCTTCATCTCCGCTCACAAGTATCTGTACGCTGGTTCCCTTGTCACGCACGGCTGCATACTTCACTATCTGCTTGCTCTCATCGATGGTAGCATACTCGTACTGCTGTGTCCGCTCGTTCAGAACAAGGCTGTCGCCATACTGGAAGGCTAAGGCCATCTTGTAGTACCAGGGAACACTCGCTACAACTACATGGGCAATCTTGTTTTCCAAATCGATTTTATACTGGTCAAACAACTTTTCAACAACATGACAACATGCCGCCACGATAAAGAACAGGATGTTCTCTATGCTCACACTGGAGAATTTGCTGCTGAACGTATCTTCCACGCTCAGACCATATTTCTCTCTTATTGCCGCATCGCACATGAATGCGTCCGTCATCGTCTTCTTTATTTCTGCTACGCTTCTTGCCATATTATTCAAATTCCTCTCTAAATTCTTGCTCAAATATACGCAGACGAATGTTGCTCAGGTCACGGGCAGTTGATGGGCTTACGTCATTGGACTTGCACCATGCCTGCATCGTCCTATTGTAAATCTCATCTGGCATGTTCAGTTCTGTGCCTGCAACAGGAACATCTGTCATGCTTATGTTGTTCTCTTTGGCAATCGCTATCATTGCTTCCCATGAGCCATATTCCTGAATGGCAATGTCTGCCAGCGTCTGCCCGTCTTTAACCTTCTGCTTCATCGCTTCACTCTAGTTATGATATATCCTGCCAAGAAAAGGCCGACCAGCAGACCCACAAACCACAACCAACGCCATGATCTTTTTTTCACCACAGTCACCTCATTCAGGCTGCTACCGTTATAGCCAGAGTCATTTCTGGCATAGCTCTGTTCTTGGTTCTGGGCGGTTGACTTCTCTTGCCGGTTGCCCGTACGCTTCATTTGACTTTGAGTCATACCCTTGTAGGTGTCCTTGCTGTGTTCCACCTCATGCAGCAGCACACGACCCGTCGAGTCTGTAACTATACGCTCATAGAACTTGTCTACGATACTGTCACTCCAGCCCGTATGTGTAGCCTCTTCCGCCAAGGCCGTCTGTTCCAGCTGCTTTGTCTGCCCGGACAGTGTTGCAACTGAGGAACTGACAGTCTGAGCGGTTTCAGTCCGCTTCTCCGTCACCTTCTCTTTAGTCTTGCAGCTGCCCAGACATAATGCTAAGATAAAAATGGTGACTTTCATAATAATGTACTTGTTGAAAATTCTTATCATGACAGTTTATATTTACGAGTTATCTCGATCCAAATACTTCCATCCGCCCCACAAAGGATATTATACAATTTTTCAAATGCCTTTTGTGAGTCTGTCACTCGTCCTTTGATTGTGTTATATCCTACGATTAGACAGCCTGCGGAACTTTGTTCCGTACTTCCCATGTGTATCAATATGCCATCGAAAGCAGGTACATTAAGAAGCCTTGGTACCCGTCCACCACAGAAGTTCCGGTAGTATGGTTTCTGTGAGAACTTCGGACTTACTACACCTAACGTCACACGGTACATGCCAGTAGGTATAGCCGTCTGCAATGGCACCTTCAGCTTCTTCAGTTGCACATCAGGCATCGTCTGCGTCATCCCACGATCAACGTCTTCTATTGTGTCGCAGACATATTTCCCATCTACGTAAAGATGCCCTATACAATAGGTCTTACAATTGTAAGTTCTGATCAATTCAATTTTCATAATACTATTTTTTTTATTTGTTCCTACGTATAATCTCATCCACCGCCAGCTTGAAGCCGAATATGGTTGCTGCGTACACCAGTGTCTGACCAAAGTACCAAAGGGCACCACTTGGCACGTCACCTTCCGGACTCCTGAAAAAGGCAATATAACACATCACTATGCCGCTCATCAGAGTCACCACTGCCGTTGCGTACTGTACTTTATCTTTCGTATGCTGTTCCATAATGCTAATATGTTGATTCTATCTGTATGCCGTCACGCATAATCTTCACGCTACTAACCCTCTGACCGTCCATCTCCAGCTGTTCCTTGATGGATGTGCGCCAATAGATGGGGTCATTATCCAGGAGCATGTCACTTATGCCAACACCCACCGCAGGGCGTTCTTTCAGTTCACCCTTATGTAGTAGCAGAAGCAGTGCCTGGTTCTGGCGCAGAGTGTCGCCAAGTGCCAGCGTTCCCTTCTCAATAACGGGTTCCAGATAGTTGCCTTCTCCATTGCCCCATGTCAGTTGCATTCCTATCATATCAGTGCTTTATCTTTTCGTCCTCATAGTCACCCCTCTTGAAGGATGAGGCTGGGGAACCGGGGTTTACTGTTGTAAACGTACCGCCTGGATGCGACACCGTCACATCATGCGTATGGCTGTTGAAGGTGTTGACCAAGTCGTTTATCTTATTTGTCAGTTGCTCAATGTTTATCAGACCGCCAAGTTTGCCGCCATTGATCACGATGGTCTCTATATGGTCCACCTGCAGAACTACCAGCTGAGACAGATCCCCGCTCAGGCTGCCGACGGTCACGGCACTGCCTATCTTCGGGGTTACAAGCATCTCACCGTCATCATCCAGCTCTGAAGCTCTGAGCCGGACATCAGGAATGACGATATTCCCAATCTCCACCTCACAGAGATTGCCAGACACCGATTTTACGATGCCTTGGGTGATGGCAATACCATTGCTGCCAATCCCGCTCAGATAGTCTTTTAGTTTTCTGTATTCATTCATATCGTTAGCTCAATCTAAATCCTAAATCTATCTTTCGCGAACCGCCCCCTTTCCCGAACTCCGTTGTCACAGAGGTCACGAAATATGTTCCTTCCTTATAAGGGTAGTCTTTATCCTTGATTGTCACGCTATCAGCAGGCTTGCACATAGGGATCAACCATCCGGTGATGCTACCCTCATAGCCGTCAAAGGTCCGGCGCTTCACCTCCAGCTCCCCACGTGCCTTCATTGAAGCTTCATCAGAGGTGGCACACTTGACTTCAATCTTCTCGCCGCCAGTGCTGCCAGTCTCGACTTCCTTGACGGTCCCGTCAGGCATAAGAGCCTTGACCACTACTTTCACCTTCTTGTCTTCGGCACACCGATAAGTAAGATCTTCCTTTTCGACATTCAGGGCAAGGTCATATATACGTTCCTCCCCAATCTTCTCGCCAGGGGGATGTACATGCAGCTTGTCATCCACATATATGTCTGCACCGCACTCTTCCTGAACCTTTTTCAGTACATCAAAACCGGTAGCGTTATTGATGACAAACTTCTGATACGTCCAACTGTAGGTGCAATCCAGCGTCAGACCAATGCCGCAGCCGTTGATGACCTTCTTTAGCAACGCCTCCAGAGTGACATTCTTCAAGACCTCATTCGGTAGTTCCTTGCGGAACAGGAACAGGTCATCTTCACAATGCAGCTTGATATTGCCGCCGTCAGTCGATATGCGTTGTAGCCATCCCTCAAACTCCAGTTCCATTCCAGTCTCATCATAGCCGAACTTGATGATGACACCGTCACCACGCTTCAGCTTGTCTTCAACCTGGAGTGCCTGGTTATATTGCGACGCAGGCAGTGTGATAACAGCCGTGTCCGCCAGCTGCTCAACACTCTTGTGTATCTCCACCTTGTCAAGCATACCCAGCCGGTACTCGCCAATCTGTATGTCATACTGCATCGTGTACATCGCTCTTATGTATTTAAGTCATCACGGCTCAACAGCAGCTTGTAAATGTCATCGCTGTATGCCGTAATCGTATAGTTCTGATTTGTCAGTCCGGTGGTGAAGGGAATATCCCAGCTCTCTATCGCCAGCTGACTGATGCCGAAGAGCTCCAGCAAAGGACACAGCGCCTTCACATGTCCTGCCTCGCAGAAGTTCTTTAGCGTTGCCACGTCCTCATCAGGGTATTTCCCATCACGTGACATGAGGATGCCTTCTATTCTTACAGTGTAGTCATCCTGTGTCCACCGTTCTTTGATGCTGCCTTTGATGGTACCCTTGCTCACATGGCGGCGGACAAGGATGTTCTGACCATTGAGGCTAATCATCGGTTCTATCGGGAACAACCATTCTTTAGCACCTGACTCTTCCAGCTGGAAACGCAATGGCATAACCATCGGAACGCCAAGGGCATTTGTCCTTACCACTTCCTCCAGTTCCGCATCACTCATATCTTCCACATTGAACTCATCGCTGTCAGGCATTGTTTTGCCTGATGGCAAATAGCCGGTATTGATGCCGTGAAAGTTATTCTCACGGAACAGCCCATAGGGTGGGACTTTCGTCAGCCCCATTGCCCTAAGAGCAATATTCTGTAGTAGAAACCTTGATGTCTTCATCGTTCTGTACTTGTTGCTATTTCAAGAGCCCTGTTCATGCTCTGGAGCACGATACGTTCAAGCTCTGCCGTGTCTGTCCTGTCTGCCATTGTAACGTAGATATTATCAAAGAACTTGCCGATGTTCATGGTGATACTGGTGTTTCTTGTTCCACCAGTTGCCAAGGCTTCTGCGGTTTTGTTGCCCTTGCCGCCTTTTCCACTGTTGCCTTTGCCGACTTTTACACTCTTTCCACCACTGGCTGCATTGAAGGTTACTTTCCCTGCACTGCCTTTTGTGCCAGGTGTGGCAATAGAAGCTTCTTTCTTCGTGTCTTTCTGCTGTTGCTTCTGGCTCTCGATGCGGTAGTTCTTATCGTATTCAGCGGCAACACCTTCAGCGAGCTTCTTAGTTGATTTCAGGGCTTTCTCTGCACTTGTGATGCCTGTGATGTCCTTTACGCCATCGACTGCACTGTTCCATGCCCCTTTGAAGTCACCATTGAAGAGCTTTGCAAATGCCTCTCCGATTTTACCGATACCGCTCATTAACGTCTTCAGGCGATCAATGACATAATCCTTGATGATGTTGCCGAAGCCCATCATCGTGTTCCACATCGTGAGGATGAAGGCGCGGAAACCAGCAAACTTGTTCCAGCAATAGACAACCCCTGCCACAAGTGCTGCAATGACTGTTATCACAATGCCTATCGGGTTGTCTTTCAGTGCCGCATTCAACAGCAACTGTGCTGCTGTCCAGGCATTCGTCGCAATGGTAACAACACCCTGAATTGCTGCAACGGCTCCTATCGCTATGGCATGGGCACTGAAAGCTATGGTACCAACTGCCACTACAGCAGCTAACAGACCAAGCTCAGTCTTCCAGTTTACAATAAAGCCAATGACTCCTGCTATAACAGAGAATATCCCTCTGATTGCTGAGGCTATCGGTGGAACAATAGCCAAGAATAAGTCCATGATGTCATTGACAATGGGCTTAATCTCGTTGAACATGTCAACGGCTGCCTGTTGTACATTGCCCACCAGCGTAGAGAACTTTCCGCTGACCGTCTGGCTCAGTTTGTCACTCATACCCGCAAAGGCACCGCCTTCGCTGGTGGCATGATTGATGGCTGCTGCAACGGCATCAAAGCCTATCTGTCCCTTACTCATCATGTCCTGAAGTTCGGCGTATGTCTTGCCGGTCATTTTCTCCAGTTCCTTCAGGGGGTTGAAACCTGCATTGATGAACTGTAGCAGATCCTGTCCACTCATCTTGCCGGCACTGGCTACCTGACCGAATACAAGGGAGAGACTGCCCAGTTTATTCTTGTCACCGGATGCTATGTCGCCCAGCTGGCGCAGATAGCCGTTCACCTTGTCTGCCTGAACACCGAAGTTCAGCATAGTCTTGGCATTATCTATCAAATCCAGGTTGCCGTAGGGGGTCTTTGCGGCAAAGTCATTGATTTCCTTTAATATCCCTGCCGCCTTTTCTTCACTGCCCACAAGGGTCGTGAAAGCGACGCTTGTCTGTTCTGCCTGTGCTCCAAGAGCCGTGACAGCTCCCACACCTGCACTGATGAGAGTATAGGGGTTTGTTAGGAGCTCCATGCCAGGCAGGGACATCAGGGAACCCTTGAAATTAGAGAAAGAGAAGGCTTTCCGCAAGCAAGACCCTGTAGAAGTCGCCTTACGGGATATTTCGTCCAGCTGTCGAAAAGCCTGTTGAGCAACGTTTACCACATTACCCCCATCTGCCTTTAGCTTGATAAGAAAATTAAGTACGCTGTCCATTTTTGTTTGCCTTCGCTTCCTCTTTGCGGATGTCAATCAGATACCGGATAGTCCATGCCCATTCTTCATCACAGAGTGTGTCAGGGTCTATGTGCATGTAATACCTAAGTAACGTGTTCAGAAACAACACATCACCGTCTTCGGCATCTGGTATATCGGCATCCGCTAAAGCTTTTTTATCTGTGACTCCTTCACTTTTATGACCTCTTCCATCTTGGGGATAACTGCCAGGAACAGGTCATCTTGCTCCTGTATCTCCTTGTCACCCTCAACCCAGAGCTGCTTCAGCAAAGTCTCGCTCATCTTGATCGGGTCTTTCACCACGCTCACATAGCTTAAATCCTTGCGGTTAGGCTTGCGAACGATGCAGCTCTTCTCTCCAACACTAATCTCGTACAGGGCGCCGTGCTTCTTCTTCAGCTCGGCTATTTGCTCTTCTGTCAATTTCATTTTACTACTGTTTTGAATGATTTTTCAATACTGTTCAAAGGGCTACAGGCTCTTTAAGTCAATAAAGATAAACGGCAAGGTCTTCTCCTGGAACTTGTCGCCCTGCTTCCACTCGGTGTTGTCCTCTGTAAACTCAACGCCTATAAGCATATCGGTGGTGACTACATCACCGGCACTGGGGTTGCCATAGGCTGCCACAATGTCCATGCTCGCATCCAGAATATCACCGCCACTGGCTTTCTTAAGGGCCTCATACTCGCTTTGCAGCAAGGTAATCTCACCGTCATAGGTCTTGTTGCCGCGCTGGATGCTGTGGGGCTTGTTGCCTTTGGCATGCAGCAGTTCTTTCTCTTGCTTCGCGCTGTACTTCACGCCGCGAAGACCGGTCACAAGACGGCCTGCTAAGACCACATTCACATCAGACCATTCATATTCTCTTGTATTTACCATAGCTTAATCTTCTTTTATGCGTTTGTTACTTGGAAACCTAAGTTTACGTCAATATAGCGGCTGTAGCCGTGAGGACGCACCTTTAGAGTCACCACAATCTTAGAGGTGGAAACCACGTTCTGCTTCTCGTCAATATACACATGACAGCCTTCCCCGTCAGTAGCACTAAGTTCGCCGTTAGCGGTCATCTGGCGATTGATGGCATTCTCCAGAGTCTGCTGCCAGCTCTTCACCACAGCATGCTGCATCGTGCCGTCCTCGTTCAGGTCTATCTCGTCAAGAAGCTCGTCCAGCATCGTGTCATAGGCAATACGGTAAGCCTTGTCTATCACACGGCGGTTCGTAATGTGGGCATAGTCATCGGTAGGTTCACAAGCCAACGGGTCGTCGGCATAGAAGTAGCCACTTCTGCCTACGTACTTGCGTGGAACAATGTAGCCCTTCTCAAAGATGCCAGCCACTACACTGCCGCTCTCGTCAACCTTCAGGCTGCCGATGAACATCTCGGTCGGGAACAGGCTGCCGTCTTTCACCCTGCCTATGTTACGCTGAACAGGAATGCTTGCAATACGGCCCATCAGTGTGCCTACGGCGGCATCCTTGCTGCCGCTCACTGTGTCACCTACAACGACGCATACACGGTTGTACGTCTCGACAGAGAGGTTCTTCAACTCCTTGCCGGCATCGTAGTTCCTGCCTTCAATGCCGATAAGCAACGGGGCATACAGCTCGGTGGTTGCCCACTCGGCCAGCTGCTGCGCTTTGGGAAGGGCGGTGAACACGTCAGGATCAAGACCGTTCGTACTCGCAGTAGTGCTGCTGCTGATGTTCACACCGGCAACGAAAATGCCGCGCAAGGCTCCGTTCTGACTTGTTATCAGGTGGCGGGCATATCCGGCTGCCGTCTTCGTGTAGTCGCAGATGTCTGTAGCTTTTGTAGTGGTGGCTACGGGATAGACAATGAGCTTGGTACCGCTCTCTGCCTCATCGTAGAACTCCTTCACATGTTTGTACAGCTTACCGTTGCTCTCTTCCGTCACACCAAGGGCGGCAAGATCGTCAACACTCGTGAGTGTGTAAACGGTGTTCAGTACCAGTTTGCCTTCTACAGCAGACGCTCCACAGATGAGGGCCAGGAGACCGTCGGGACTTTCACCGACGGTTCCAAGAAGCCCGTTAAGAAACTGAATTTTTACTCTTGGTAGTTGCATAAGAGTCTCGTTTTAAGGGTTAGGCACTTGCGGCCTCTGCAATAACGTAGATGCCCTTCTTGTCGTAACGGCGATAGCTGCCACCTGCTCGCATCAGGAACGAATAGATGTCGCCGTAGTAGGTAGGATTGTCCATGCTGTCGAACATCTTCACTTCACCAAGGGCACGGCTCACACACTGCTCCTGCCATGCAAGACCGGCTGCCAGCTCGGTAGCTGTTGCATTCTCAGACCACTTTAACAGTGCTTTGTCCGATTTCAGGCGCAGAACCTGTGAACGCTGCATAATGGAGAAACCGTAGAGCTCGCCAACGATACCCTTCTGGGCATTGGCAGATGCCAGGAACGCACTCAGCTCCTTATCGGTAAGGTCATCCAACAGGTCAGCATACATGCAGGCATCCAGAAGAATATAACGGCCAGAGGCAGGAACATCATCCTGATTGAACTTTGTCATCAATGAAAGAACTGTTGCTTTGGTCATCTTCTTGCGGGTGCCGGTGGCTGTGCTCGAAGTATGGGCCGCACGGGCCTCGCCTTCTGTCTCTATAACCTGGCCTGCGACAAACCAACGGTATAGCAGGTTCTGGTGGGCTTGCTTCTGAAGTTCCATACGGTCATTCCAAAGGATGCTCTGGCGCTTGTCGTATCTCAGTTCCACCGTGTCTACGTTCGGAATGTAGATGGGGTTGGTGGTCAGCTCATCCATGTCGTACGTCAGGTCCTGATCGGTACGCTGTTTCACTGATGCGGGTTTCTCAGTGCGGTTAATCTCTACACCGGAAGGGGCACCGGCGTTAGGGATGTGCACGGTCTTGTTGTTCACGAAGACGGAGTCATCAATACTCTTCGTGGCAAAGCTGTTGTCGGGAAAGAAGTTCTCGACGATGGTGTTCAACCATACTTGTTTGTTTAATGCCATTTTTTTTGAATAATTAAAGGTTATACTTCTTGTTGCTTACTCTTTGTAGTCTACACCGAACTTGTCCTTGTAAAGCGAGCAGAACAGCTGCTTGTTCTGAGCCTTCAAGTCGGCAAGGCGGTTCTCCTTGTCAAGCTGGTCCCATGTCTTGCCCTCAAAGGCATTCTTGGCACCTACATAGTCAATGAAGTCAACGGCACGGGCACCGGTCTGAACCTTCATGCTGTTAATCAGTTCCTCAGCCGCTACACGGTCACTGATCATGAGCTTCTTCATGGTGGGAACCTGCTCCTTGGTAATCTTGCCCTCTGACACTGCCGTGTTCAGGAAAGCATCTACTTCTTTAGCCTGCAAGTTCGCAATCTGCGTCTTGTAAGCATCGTTTGCCTGCTGGAGGGCGTCACATTTCGTTGCTTTGTTCTCCAACGCCTTGATGTGTGCTACGATAGCACTGGCATCCTCCTTGTCACTGAAGGACGGGATTGCCTTGATGTCATCTATTAATGCCATTTCTTGTGAATTTTGTGGCTCGAAAACGAGCCGGTTATTAAAAAAGTTATATATCTCTTCTGCCGTTGTAGGCTGCTCTTCGGTAGTCGCCATGTCATAGATGCCATCACACAGCTTCATCTTCACTGCTTCTTGGGCATCTATCCAGTGGTCTTTCTCATCGAAGTATTTTGCCTGAACGTCTTTAGCCTTCATGCCACAACGTCCGGCAATCATGTTAGCCAGATCTTTCTGTAGCTTCTCCATCTGGTCGGCGGTCTGGCGCAACACAGACGCATTGCCCCAAGTGCCGCCGCTCACACTATGAAGCATTAGTTTAGCGTATGGGCTCATGTAGAGGGGCTTTCCGCACAGGGCAATGATGGCGGCAATGCTCGCTGCCACTCCGTCTATGTATATGGTAATGTCGCTCTTGCTCAGGCGCAGCGTGTTGTATATGGCCATGCCCGAAAACACGTCGCCACCGCGGCTGTTTATCCTCACGTCAATCTTCTCGTACTGGCTCGACAGGGCTATCAGCTCACTGACAACTCGTCCGCTCTCTACTCCTCCTTCTCCAATGTCACCGTACAGCAATAGGGTGGCTCCCTCGTCACTGGGGATAATGTTAAAATAATGTCCTTTCATGTCTTTGAATTTTTCGCAAATTTCGCATATTTTTCCAACACAAAAAAACGCTCTTTCCGTCATGCCATCCTGCACGAATACCTTGTGCGCACGGGGCGTCAGTATGGAAAAAGGGTTTCCGCATCTCGCATTTTATGCGCAATTTTGCATGTAGATTCAATAATGTATTATATGGCTAATCAGAACATCGACAAGAAGGACATAGCAAAGTCGCTATACCTCAACGGCTCGTTCACACAGGAGGAGATTGCCGAAAAGGTGGGTACCACACGGCAGACCGTCTCACGGTGGGTCAAGCAGGGGGCATGGGACGAGCTCAAGGCGTCGCTCACCATCACGCCCGCACAGATACTGGCAGGGCTCAACAGGCAGATCGTGGAAATCAACAACAACATCAACCAACGGGAGGAGGGAAAAAGGTTCGCTACTGTTCCCGAAGCCGACACGCTCGCCAAACTGGCATCAGCTATCAAGAAGATTGAGCAGGATGTAGGCATTGCCGACATCGTGGACGTTGGCATACGCTTCACCAACTGGCTGCGACCACTCGACCTCGACATGGCGAAGAAGTTCAGCCAGCTGCTCGACGCTTTCATCAAGGAACAGATGAAATGAAACCGGCAATCAGCAATCAGTAATCAGCAATCAATAATCAATAATCAATAATCAATAATCAGTAATCAATGACACTTGAAGATAAGAAAGCACTTCAAAGGTGGGAAGAGCATCACAAGGCGCTTGCCGCTGACGTTCCCGTAGAAGACTGGATGTCAAAACGCGACATCGAGAAGCGACGTATGGAACTGGAGAAAGACCCTATTGCCTGGATCCGGTATTTCTTCCCCAAATATGCCAAGTACGACTTTGCGCCGTTCCACATCAAGGCCATCCGCCGCGTCATTGATCATCCTGAATGGTATGAGGTGCTGTCATGGAGTCGTGAGCTGGCAAAGTCAACGGTGGCAATGTTCATCAATATGTTCCTGGCACTGACCAAGCGAAAGAGGTTCTTTGTACTCGCATCGGCTACTGAGACAGCGGCTATCCGTCTGCTTACCCCTTACAGGCTCAACTTCGAGAGCAACCCGCGACTGCGCCAGTTCTACGGCAATCAGGTAACACTTGGTGCATGGACCGATAAGGACTTCACCACACGTTGCGGGGCTAAGTTTGTTGCCCTCGGTGCCGGCTCTGCCCCTCGTGGTGCCAGGAATGAGGAGGTACGTCCTGATGTCATCTACCTTGATGACTATGATACGGATGAGGACTGCCGCAATCCTGAGACCCTGAAAAAGAAGTGGGACTGGTTTGAGGGAGCGCTTTATCCTACACGTTCCATCTCTGAGCCTACACTTGTGTTATGGTGTGGTAACATCATTGCCAAAGACTGCTGCATCAAGCGAGCTGGCGAACGTGCTAAGCATTGGGATATAGTCAACATCCGTGACAAGAACGGAAAGAGCACTTGGCCACAGAAAAATACAGAAGAGCAAATTGACACCGTACTGGCAAATATTTCTTCAAAGAACGCTCAGGCAGAGTATTTCAACAATCCTGTTTCAGAGGGTACCATCTTCAAGAACCTGCCGTTTGGCAAGGTGCCACCGCTTCGCAAGTTCCCATTCCTTATTATGTATGGGGACCCTGCTTATTCGGACTCCAAGAAAAAGGCTTCCAGTACAAAGGCACTCTGGCTTGTGGGTAAGTATAAGGGCGTTTTCTATGTCATCAAAGGCTTCCTTGCACGTGAGTTGAATGCGACCTTCATTTCATGGTACTTCGACCTGATGGACTATGTAGCAGGAAAGACCAACGTCTATTGCTACATGGAGAACAACAAACTGCAAGACCCGTTCTTCAATCAGGTCTTCAAACCGCTGCTGCGTGATGAGTGCAAGAAGCGCAAACGCGACCTCTACATCAAGGGTGATGAGCGCAAGAAGACTGACAAGGCCACTCGTATTGAAGCCAACCTGGAACCGATTGACAGAAACGGGGCTTGGATATTCAATGAAGACGAACAGGACAACCCGCACATGCAGGAGCTCATCAATCAGTTCAAGCTCTTTGAGATGCACCTGCCTTACAATGCCGATGGTCCTGACTGCATCGAAGGCGCATTGACCATCATTGCTGAAAAGACTGCCGAACTGCAACCGGCTGTCACTATCTCATACAAGGAACTTAACGAACATAACCCATATCGCATGTAACTATGGCAAATTTCATCAATACCACAGACTATGATGCTACCATCCACAGGGAGATACTTGACTCACTCCTGCGGAAGGACTCTGCAGCCTATGACCCTCAGATCATAGAGATATGTGAGGACAGGGCCATTTCTGAAATGCGCTCTTATCTGAACAAGACGTATGACTGTGATGCCATCTTTTCAGCAACAGGAACTGACCGCCATGCGCTCATTCTCATGTTCGCCATCGACATCACTGTATATCACATTTTCTGCCAGCACAATCCATATAAGATTGCCAAGATAAGACAGGACAGATATGACCGCGCCATCGAATGGCTCAAAGGTGTCATGAAGGGTGACATCACCATCGACGGGGCACCGTTACTTCCAGCTGAGGAACTTAGCGACAATTCCCCATGGCAGATACAGGCTGACGATATAAGACCTACTTTCAGATAAATGATTATGAATAAGATTAAGAATAAGAGGAACAGCACCAAGCAGATCACGCAGGGTGGTATGCGTGTTCCTAACGGACAGAGATTGCCGGATGTGGTGCTACAGATGCCGGAGATATTCCTCTTCGACATGAATGCATACATGAGTTCTGTCACGATGGCAAAGAGCATTGACTATTCGTGTCGCACACGTCTGTTTGACATGTACGAGTCTGCCTTGCTCGACCTCCACCTGTCTGGTGTCCTGGCAAAGCGACTCAGAGGGGTCACACGATTTCCTATTGAGTTCCAGCGGAACGGTGAACCTGATGACACCATCAATGCACAGCTGCGCTCTCCTTGGTTCAGGCAGCTGCGCAAGGACTTCATCATGGCTGAGTTCTGGGGCTTTACCCTCGTGCAGTTCTACCTCGATGAAGAGGGGAACATACGCTATGACCTCATTGACCGCAAGCACTATGACCCTGTGCAGAAGCAGCTCTTGAAGTTCCAAGGAGACCAGCAAGGAATACCCATTGAGAACTTCCCTAACTGCCTCTTCGTAGGCACGGAGCGTGGCCTAGGCATCTTCGCGGAACTCATGCCGGCTGTCCTATACAAACGTGGGGATATGGCAGACTGGGCGCAGTTCTGCAACATCTTCGGTATGCCCATAAGGGAATACACCTATGATGCCGGTGACGAAGCAGCACGCAAGCGCCTTGTTGCTGATGCAAGAAGGCAAGGCTCCAATGCCGTCTATATACACCCGAAGGATAGCGAACTGACATTGATTGAGGCAGGCAACAAGACGGGCTCCAGCGACCTCTACAAGACCTTCGCGGACTATTGGGATAGCAAGATTTCCATCCGGGTGCTCGGCAACACGCTAACCACCGACGCGAAGGACACGGGCACACAGGCGCTTGGCACCGTACACAAGGAGGAAGAGGATGACATGAACACGGATGACCGTGAGTTTATCCTGGACATCCTGAACTATCAGATGCGACCCATCTTTGCCAACCTGGGGTTCAACGTAGAGGGTGGTGAGTTTGTCTATGCCAAGAAGGAAAAGATGGATCCTAAGCAGCAGCTGGAAATTGTGCAGGGTCTCAAAAACATGGGGCTTCCTATGGATGACGATTGGCTGTACGAGACTTTCAGCGTTGAGAAGCCAAAGGACTACGACCATCAGAAAGCAGAAGCCGAAGCACGAAAGGATGCCTTGCGCCAGTCTCTCCAAAACGCCACCGTTCCCGAAGGTTCTCCTTCGGACAAAGACCATTTGAACACTGATAAAAAACCGTTCAAAAACATACTGAACCGTTTTTTCGGTTTAGCCCCGGACCACGGGGCGGACACAGACTTCTGATAGATGCCCTCTATTATGGTGATCATCAGTGCCACTGCGGACAGCACAATTTCAAAAACGCTGCTTCCATCCGCTTTGATGCTGATGTTCTGTCTATGTTCATGAAGAAAGTCTATAATGGTTTTGACACGGCTTCTGAGATAGAACCTACGGCATGGCGTGAGGTTCTGAGGATAATCAATGAAGGAACTGTTGAAGGACTCTCCCAAGCTCCAGTACCGCCGACACATGATGAACTCTTCTACAGGGAACTGCGACACTCCAACGAGATATTTGCAGCATTCAAGGTTCACACCATGGGGAATGAAATGGCGGCAAAGCTCTATGACGCAAACGGAAAACTCAAACCGTTCGACAAGTGGGCGCGTGATGTCAGCTCTATTGCAAGCCATCAGGTCGGTTCATGGTTGCAGACAGAGTATGACACCGCTGTCATACGAGCTCATGCAGCTGCTGACTGGAAGGAGTTTGAGCGTAACCGTGACATCATGCCGAACCTCAGATGGATGCCTACAACTTCACCTGAACCGGAAAGCAGCCATCGACAATACTGGCAGATGGGACTCACGCTGCCTATTGATGATCCGTTCTGGAATGACCATCACCCTGGCGACCGATGGAACTGCAAGTGCTCTCTCGAAGCAACGGATGAGCCTGTCAACCGTCCTGATGACATGGAACCTACCAAGCCACAGCGTGGTCTTGAAAACAATCCTGGCAAGGACGGACACACCTTCAATGACTCACATCCTTACTTCCCAAAGGACTGCAACCATTGTCCTGCGAGTGGAGCCAAAGGCTTCAAGAATAACCTGAATAGCATGTTTAAGAATGCCAAGAAGGATTGCTACAACTGTCAAAAAATAAATAACACTCTTAAAGAAACGTCCACCAAAGCAGACAGAATGCTTCAAAAGCAAGGAATGTCTGCAGATCTTGCGCGCCTCAGAGAAACTACAGGAAAGGAATATATAGACACATTGGCTAAGATTACAAACTCAAAGGAATTTAAGCAATACCCAGATCTGGATAATGTATTTTGGATGGGAAAAGTAAAAAAGGAAGCCGATTTGCCAAGAATTCTTGATGTAGCGAAAAAGTGTGTTGGAGTGGGATATAAGGTTTACATCCTACCGAATCCGCATGGAATAAGAACTGCAGATCTTATTCTTGTGCGTAATGGAATCTTTAAGGAATTTGATTTGAAAACCATATTTGGCTCTAATTCTGTTGACAATGACCTCAGAGATTCTTCCGGTCAGACAAATAGAGTTCTGCTAAACATGGTCAACACTTCATACAAGCCTCGTAGGTTGGCAATGGCTATCAAGTCATACTTTGAATCTGTTCCTGAAGCAAGAGAAGTTATGATCTTCAAGAATAAGCGTGAAATATCTATAACAAGAGGGTATGTAAAAAAAGGGAACAAATAATATTGTTGTGTTTTTAACGATTCAATATTATTTTTTATCTTTGCATCATGAATAGAACTCAGCCCATAGATTACAAGTCCGTATTGTCCTTGTTTCTTCCAGCAGGAC